CAGATTTCATCGAAAGTAATCCTATTGCCCATACGCTACGTAATATGTATATTTATAAACAAGCAAGTTGATATTTATTCACTTGCGAAACTTCAGTTTTTAATATAAATGTTTGATTTGTTGAATTATTAGTTAATTGTTGATTTATGCCAAAGATTGAAATCATGATCAACGGCAAGGCATACCCCTGTAGGCAGACTATGGGGGCTATGCTTCGCTTTAAGAAAGAAACCGGCAAGGAGGTGACGGAGTTAGGCAACAGCCTATCGGATATGTGCGCCTATCTGTTTTGTTGCGTGGCGTCAGCCTGTAAGCACGATGGCGTAAAATTCGATATGGCGCTTATGGACTTTGCCGACAGCCTCACGCCCGAAGACCTCAACAAGTGGACGGACACCGTGAACGCCACGGCAGACCAGGCATCCGAGGACACCGACACGGAGGGCGAAAAAAAAAGTTAGGCATCTTCGACATTCTGGGCATAGCCGTTGGCAACATCGGTTTGCCCTACAATGATTTTTGCGCCCTCACGCCCGAGGAGTTCAGCCACATATACAAGGCGTACAGCGAGGAGCGGACGGCGCAGTATCAAGACAGTTGGGAACGTATGCGTATGCTTGCGGCAATAACCATACAGCCGTATGCAAAGAAAGGGCTAACTCCCCACGGACTTCTACCCTTTCCATGGGAGAAGAAAAAGCCGGAGCATACGAAAGCAGCCCCGGCAGTATCTAAGGAAGATGCGTTAAAGCGTTTTGAGGAAGTGTTGGGAAAAGTGGGAAACGGCTAAAGTGCGCCGTAGTACCAAGGTGTATGCCCACCATCCTTATATGGTTTGCGTGAATCATATTGCCCATAAGCTACGAGCATGAACAGAATACTAACCAAAAAGGCAATGCAACCAAGGAACAGCAACGAAACGACAACAGCAGCGAAAGAGGCAATAGTGATGTTTCGCCAAAGTTTTCTTTCTTTGGTTTGCCTTTTTGCCGATATGTTTCTGTTTTGTCTCATACTTCTAATCCATTGGGTTATGCCACAAAGGTACAAAAAATATTGATTACTTAGTTACTTATACGCTGAAAATATGGCAAAAGAAATAAAGTTTAACATTAAGTTGCTCATTGACGGCAAAGAGCAGTTAGTTACCGCCTCAACATCGGCAAAGGAACTGCGCGACAATCTCGATGCCGCCAAGAGCAGTGCCGCCAAGTTCCGGGAGAAGATGATTACGGTAAACCAGACGGTTGTGGCTTTGCAAAACGCTTCGAGTGCCATAAATGGTTTGCGTGACACGATGGCAGGGCTAACGGCAAGCTACAATGCCGTGCAGCAGGCCAACACACAGCTTACTACCGTGATGCGTCAGCGTATGGACGCAACCGAGGAGGACATCAAAAAGGTTAATGAGGTTATCGGCGTGCAATCCAAGTTGGGTGTTATCGGCGGTACGATACAGAAGACAGGCGCACAGCAGATAGCAACCTTTTTGAAAGAGAAAGGCACGTTGGAGCTGCTGATACCATCCATGAACGACCTTTTGGCACAGCAGAAAGGTTTGAACGCCACGCAGGAGGATGCAAGAAGTGTGGCAAACCTCATGGGCAAGGCCATGACTGGGCAGACATCGGCGTTAAGGCGTGTGGGTATCACGTTCAGCGAGGCCCAAGAAAACATTATGAAGTACGGCACGGAGCAGCAGCGTGCCGCCATGTTGGCACAGATTATCACCGATAATGTGGGACACATGAACGCCCAACTTGGCAAGACTGATGCAGGACAGCTGAAGCAAGCCGAGATGCAGTTTGCAGCCATTAAGGTACAAATCGGTGAATTGGTTTCCAAGTGGTTGCCTAAGATTACATTTGCGGCACAGGCGTTGACTATCGTAAATTCCATGATTTCGTTAGGCAACAGCATAAAGGGCGCAACAATGGTTATCGCCAATTTCGGCATAACGACAAAGGCGGTGAATGCCGTTTGCATAGGTTTCAGAGCATCCGTTGTTGGCTTGACAGCCGTAACGAGAGTGATGCAAGCGGCATTTACCGGGGCGACCATCGGGGCGACCACCCTAAAGGTAGCCATTAAGTCTTTGCTTATTTCTACAGGTGTGGGCGTGGCAGTCTGGGCATTGACGGAAGCAATTTCGTATCTTGCCACTTCATCGGATAAGGCGGCAGGAAGCACCAAGCAACTGACAGCCGAGGAAGAGGCGGCGCAAGCTGCAAGACAGCAGGAGGCGCAGCAGAGAGCCGAGATTTCGGCGGCAATAGACATCAACATAGCCAAGCTAAAGGCGTTCAAGGGCAGCAAGGAGGAAGAAAAGAAACTTGTTGGCGAGATGAACAATACCTACGGTGATGCTATGGGCTACTATTCCACCGTGGCGCAGTGGTACACGGCACTTGTTGGCAACTCCAAGGCGTACTGTAATCAGATGATTAACGAGATACGCATTAGGGATTTGGCTAACAAGGCGGCGGACTTACAGCAGAAACGGCACGACTTTACCCACGACGACAACGGTAAGACACGCCGTTTCAGCAAAAAGCGCAAGACCCGACAGGTTGCAATAGGGCAAGTGGACGCGGGGGACGGCAAGATTATTCCACAGTATGCAGATGTGGAGGTCAAGGGATCAAGCGACTACGAGAAAGCCAACGCCAAGGTTACAGACCTTTACCGAAAGGAGCAAGTCGTGAGAAAACAAATGGAAAGTCTGGTAAGGGAAAATACCAAAATCACATACAAGCAGTATGATGGTTACAGCAAGACAGCCCCGACCACACCGACCAAGACCACACCGACCAAGACCACGACACCAAAGACAACTGACAAGAAAGATGAACCGAAAACCCACGTAGAGGAACTACAGGCGCAGTTGGCGGCGGCACAAAAGGAAATGGGCAACGCCATGACCGTAGATGCAAGGGTGAAAGCCGATGCAAAGGTAGCCGACATACAACGGCAGATAGACGAAGCTACAAAGGGTAAGGTATCCATCGGGGCAGAGACAGAACCAACATATATCGTGCAGGGAAGCGATGCCGACAAACGACAGAGCCGAACCAATGCACAACACAGCATAGACCGGATAAGGCAGGACTTTGAAATAGGACTTATCGGCAAGGAAGATGCCGAAAGGCAGATAGCCGACATTAACAAGCAGCTGGAAAAGTTGGGCGTTAAGCCAATAGAGGTACATTTCAAAACCTACATCGAGGAACTGCAAGAACAGTTGCACGACGCGCAGCAGGAGTTTGAGGAAGCCACCACAATAGATGCAAGGGTGAAAGCCGATGCCAAGATAGACGACATACAACGGCAGATAGACGAAGCTACAAAGGGTAAGGTATCTATCAAGGCAGAGACAGAACCGGCATACATCGTGCAGGGAAGTGCAGCCGACAAGAGACAGAGCCACAGCAACGCCCAGAATAAGGCAAGCCGCATACAAACCGACTACGAGATAGGAATCATAGGCAAGGACGAGGCACTGAAAGAGATTGAGGAGATAAACCGACAACTCGCAGAAATCGGATTGAAGCCTATAAAGATTGAACTTGACAGCAAGGGTTTTGACAAGGTGTTTGGCGACATCAAAAGCGGTTGGGGAAGCATCCAAGGTGTAGGCAATGGCATTCAGGGCATAAGTGATGCGCTGGAGGGCAACGGCGATGCCTGGCAGCAGGTGACGGGACTTATTAACGGCTTCATTTCCATTGCCGAGGGCATACAGGGTATTGTGGAGTTGTTCGGTATGCTCACGGCGGCGACCTCAGCACATGCGGCGGCATCCACTACCGATGCAGCAGCAACGGCAGGAGAAGCGGCAGCAGCAACAGCCAACACGGCAGCCAAGAGCGGCGAAGCGGTAGCAAATGCCACGGCGAGCGGTGCAAAAATGCCGTTCCCTTTGAACCTGGTAGCGATTGCGGCAGGTGTGGCGGCAGTTATTGCGGCACTCGCAGCAGTTTCGGGATTTGCCACTGGTGGTGTTATCGGCGGTACTTCTACATCGGGCGACAAGAAGTTTGCCCGAGTGAACAGCGGCGAAATGATACTAAACAAGTTTCAGCAAGCCCGATTGTTTGGCATGATCGACGGCAAGTTTCAGCCGCCTACCTTTACGGAGCGGAGGTTACAGCCGGTAACGATGCAGAACATAACAAACGACATTGAACCGACAGCCACGGAGGTAAACATCAATATGAATGCCAACGCACGCAAGATACTTGACATGATTACAGATGTTAAGCGAGTGGCGAAAAAGAGCGGCAAGAACTATAATGTGTAACAAATAAAAATCAGTTAATATGTATATACACGGCAGTTTTCTAAGTCAGCAGAGCGATACGATAACGGTACACATCGTTACCGGGAACGATCGCACGCAGACTATTGAAATAGGTACAGAAAAGGCAGATGTATATTTTAGCGAGGATCCGGCAGAAATCGAGAATGAGGTAAACGATACTTTCGATGTGCTTTTGAGAAATTCGGCTAAAATAAGATTGCTTTGCGGCAACCTGATTAAAGACCTTTTTAGTACCTCATGCCGTGATGCAGTCGTAAACATCTATAAAAACGATACGTGTATCTTTGCCGGGTTCATTGAGCCACAAACTTTGTCGCAGCCATATAACGACAGATGGGACGAACTGGAATTAAATTGCATTGATGCGCTTAGTGCTTTGCAGTATAGCAAGTATAAGAATGTGGGCGCATTGGGCGTTATCTATACTTTCGTCAAGGCAGAGGCAGCGCAGCGTAGTTTTTACGATGTTGCCACAGAGATACTGAAAGGAGTTACCGGGGGACTGGATATATTGGGCAACCAAAATATTAAATTCTGGTATGATGGCAGCAAGGCAGTTGATGCGCAGACCGCAAACAGATACCAAGTGTTTAGGCAGCTTTCTATATCTGATTTGTTGTTTATGGGCGATGATGAAAGCGACGTATGGCAGCAAGACGAAGTGTTGGAGGAACTTTTGAAGTACCTTAACTTACATATCGTGCAAGACGGCTTTAACTTCTATATCTTTTCGTGGGAATCCGTCAAGGCGACACCTGATAAGATTATTTGGCATGACATTGTAGCCAACAGCACCAAGACAACGGCGCAGCAAGCCGTGACAATCGCTTTGGCTAACGTGGCCGATTGCGATACTACGATAAGCATAGGCGACGTATATAACCAACTTCTATTAACCGCCAAGGTGGAGAACATCGAAAGCGTGATAGAAAGCCCATTGGACGATGATTTGTTGGTTAGCCCATACATTAATAAGCAAAAGTACCTCACCGAGTATTCAAGCGACGGAGAGGGAAAGACCGCCTATAATGCTTTTTATGCTATGACCCACAACCAAAAAACCACGTATGGCGCAGGTGCTATTACTGATTGGTATTTGCAGGTGATGCGTAACAAACAATGGACGTTCCCGATGAAAGGCAACACAGATATAGACATCGTGGACTATTTCGGCAGCAAGGGCACAAACCAACACGCTTTGCCTGATTGGTTAGGGCAAGCACCGGGGGCGGCTATTATGGCTTTGGGCAGCGTCAAGATGAACACGGCCAACGATGATAACAGCCCGACATCTAAGGTAAACATGACTAACTATTTAGCAGTGTCGGTTAATGGCAATGGCATAGACAATGACGAAAACAAAACCTACCCAAGTGTGGCAGACATACAGAAAAATATACCGTATGCCGTCTATACTGGTAACAAGGCAGGGGGCGTTTTTTCGCCGTCAGACGAGAAAACCACCAACTATATAGTATTGTCGGGTAAGGTTATCTTAAACCCGATAATGAGGCAGACAAACACGTACACCAACCTACATAACAAGGAGTGGCACGGCGGTTTACCTATGGGTTTAAAGGAAAACGAGATTTACGTATGGCATCAGACCGTACCGAGCCGTAACAATGGTGATGGCAGGTATTACACCCGGCAGTATTGGCAAGCCGAGACCCCGGACAAAGAAGTATCATGGCATGAGGGCGCAGATAGCGGATTTTATCCATATACCGGGGAAGGCCCAGAGGAATACGAATTTAAGTACAGCGCAGTAGGCGACAGTACCGACACTATCAGTAAGGTAGCCGTATTAGCCTGTATGTTGGTTATCGGTGATAAATGCGTAGTGGAGACCGGAACCGATGGGCAGACAACCGATTTTGTTTGGCAGAAATACAAGGAACGGAGCGAGTGCCAAAGCGATGATGAATATTATCAGCAATGCTTTACTATTGGCTTTGACCCTAAGATAGGTGATAAGTTGGTGGGCACAGAGTTCAGCATCCAAAACAACATCGACTATAAGATGGGTATTGATGCGGAGGGTATAGCAATACCGATTACCAAGGGCGACAAGATAAGTGGGCAGGTTAGGTTTATGATATTAGGCCCTGTTAATGCTACATGGGACGTTATCACACGCCGCCACCCTACCTTTTTCAGACACACGAAGTGGAGCAGCTCATCAGTACCGCTTTTAGCCCATGTTAGTAGCATCCTGATTAAGTCGTTTGAGGTTAAAGTTTATAGCGATAATGGACTAATCAGCAATGGCAATGATGATAACGATATTATCTACATGAGCGACACCAAAGAAACCTTTGTGAACAAAAAGGACGATTTGGAGTTTAAGATAAATTCGGCATTGACCGCCACGGAGTGCGCCAAGTTGGGAGTTAGCAATACGGTGAAGTTATCCACACCGTTGAATATATCAACCGGGGACGGAGTGTTAGAGGTGTACGACCGAAACGGCAACGTTAAGGCAAAGCCCGAACAAATCTACGTGGATAGTTATTATACTGAATACCATAAGCCACGTATCGTGATGGAGCAGAAACTAAGGGACATTGATAATGTTGTTAGTCTGTTTAACCATTATCGCCACGAGGCTTTGGGCAAAGAATTTTTCGTGCAGGGCATCGGCAGAAACCTTATTGAGGGACGTGCCGACCTCACATTAAAGGAGATTGGCACATGATCGAAGTTAAGCAAATAGCGAAACCCAGGAACAGCGGCAACGGTGGGGCATCCACCGGAGGCGGTAGCTATGGAAGTATCGGCAAAATGACCGATGAAGCCAAGCACGCAGCCAAAGCCGATATAGCGACACACGCAGAGCAAGCCGAGTACGCAAACCGTGCCGGATATGCAAGCCGTGCGGCCTATTCCGATTTAGCCGGAGACGTTGCAGAGGATAGCCCGATTAACGACCGCTTTTTATCGAAGATTACCGCCGACATAGCGCAAGGGCACATTACTTTTCAGCAGGGTTTAACGGCTATCGGTTTGGCAATATTCAAGGACGGCGCACACTTTGGCGAGTTCGTCAAATCCCTGTATGCAGGTAAGGGCGCAGGTATTGACGCACAAGGTAACGCCGAGGTGGAAAGCCTAAGAGTGCGCAGCTACTTTGAGTGTCTGGAATTGATAGTAAACCGATTGTCTGCAATCGAGGGCGACCAACTTCTAACAGAAGCGGACACAATCGAAAGCGTGGACGATTTGGGCGATGGTTGTTTTGGTTTGCACCTGAGAAGCAAATGGGACGGATATTTTACCGCCCAAGCCGAAAACAATGTGCTTAAAGGTATCATCAATACTTTGGCGCAGGGAAGCGGCAAGTATTACACGGCATGGTTTAGGGTTAATAGCGTTAATACCGCTAACAACTACATAGAGGTGACGCAGTACCCGGACACCGAAGTACCAAGCGGCAAGAACTACCCACCGTGTGAAATGATGAAGATTGCACGATGGGGAAACCAAACGGACACGAAACGCCAAGATTGTTTGTACCTGTCGAGCACAGAGGGGCGAATCGTCAAGCTAAAGGGAGTGACTAAGCCGATTTTGGATAACGCCAACTATGGTGCAGCTTTCGGCAGTTTGCCCGAATTTGTGTACGAGTTATTGGACGATAACGGCAACCCTTTGCCAATACGTGATGGTTTAGACTATATGTATATACCGGGTATCGTCACAATGGACGTTATCAGACTTAACAAGTGGACTGGTAAGCCGTTGGTTACGTATGTGGATCGGGGGGCGTGGACGCAAAGCGGTAAGTACTATTGCGATGCTATCAACCCGGACACCGGGGAGTATGAGACATCAGACGTATGGTTTAATGGCTGCAAGTACAGATGTTGCAAGAACCTCACGACGACCGCCCCGGCATGGAACAATACCGATTGGGCGATGATTGAGGGAAACCCAGACTTTGCCGTAGATTTCCAAGAGCCTGAAAGTATCTTAGACCCGGACAAAATAGACCTCACGCTAACCATCGTGGCAACTCTGTATAATATGAATATCACAGACGATATTTTGGACGCAGACGTAATGTGGACGAGATACAGCGAGGACGCAGAGGGCAACGAGAGAACGGCGAGCGACAACGTTTGGAGTTTGCGCCACGCCAATACCGGAAAGTCTTTGCACCTCACAGCCGAGGACATGGATTTTAACGGCTATATGCCTAAAGTTATACGCTTTACGGCTACCGTTACTTTACGTGACGGCATGGGCAACGAAGCAGCAACGGCGGCAGTCAGTTACGAGTATTAATTTAAACATAGCGCAGTTATGAAGACAAAAAGATTTGATTTCAACTTTAAGCCACTGCAAATTAATGTTAGCATGGTGGTTGAGGGCGGCGTATCGGATAGTCAGAACTACGACGCAGACACCGACACATATACGCCCGATTACACCATAGACGCATCTAACTTAATAGTGCAGCCGAATATCGGCAGACTTGACAAAGACGAGGTTTTAACGCCGGGCTTGATTAATCAAGACCTCACTAACGTAGTCTGGTATGAGGTGAACAGAGGAGCAGCCGACACGTTAATAGACAGCACTAACGCCGACTTTGAGGTAGTCAGCAAGGGTGCAAATGCCGGACGTATCAGGATCAAGAAGAACGCCAAGCCGCAGATACCTATGAATCTCCGATTTGAAGCGGACTACAAAGACCCACGTACTAATCAGGTACACCACATCATCAAGCCGTACCAAGTACAATGCAAGAACGCCACAGCATACACGCCACTTCTGGTATTGGACGCAGCCGCCCAAACTATCTACAACCCATTGAGCGACCCCGACACGCAGACGGTACACGCATCATTGAGATTGGGCGTTAATGAGTGCCCAGAGAATAAGCGTTTGTTTGTGTGGGAGGTAATGCGAGACGATGGAACATTTACCGCCGTAGGCAGCGACACCACGTTAGACTATGACGTAGCGGTAGCAGCAGACGGAAACAGTTGTACCGTTAATCGTAGCCTCATGGGTACAGAACTTTATTTGCGATGCAGGGCAAAGTATAGCCCGGACGGAAACCCGAGCAGCGTGACACTATCGGACAACGCCCCAACTAAGTTAGTGGCATTTATCCGTAGAATCCCAAAATTTGAGTACGACATCGGCGAACTACCTACCAACCTACCAAGTGGTTTGTTAGAGATTGCGCCAACGGCGAAGATTTGGAACGCTAACGGCACGATCGACAATCCGGAACGTGAGTTATTGCCGCTTTGGTACGTCGCTACAAATGCCCAGTCAGGAACGCTTAACTATTCGCTCATAGCACATGGAATGAAACCGACGCTTTCAACCAATAAGGTTAGTCAGACGTTAGGCGGTGTTTATGGTTTGGACGTTAAGGACGTTGGCCCTACGTGTGCATGGGAAGACAGCGACGGCGCAGTATTCGTTGATGCAGACGATAACGTAATATTAATCAAATAACAATTTAATCAATATAAGATTATGGCAAGATACATTAAAGCAAATCCATTGGTTGCACGATACTTGCAACTGGAGAATGATCGTAACATGGTAAGTGATGGCAACTATCTGTTTTGGCAAAACGATATGTTGAAGTTTGGCCCACTAACCCAACTTAACGACATATTGGTTAAGATTGGAGGTATTGCACTTATGCCGCATGAGGCGAGAAGCGAGCAGGACGGCACTATTTGCCGACCTTTGCCAATGGCAACCGATGCACGCTTTCAGCAGCCTATTAAGGCTAACGTTAATGATGCTATCGTAGGTGACAACACCAACACCGAGCAGGGAGCAGATGGTAAGGGCGAGAACACAGAGAGCACCGACAATAGCGGCAACAGCAACGAGGGCCAGGCCAACGAGGGCCAGGCCAACGAGGAAAATGCGGAGGGCGACCAACAGCCGGAAGCGTCAGAGAGTGAGCAAACAGAAAGTGAAACCAAAAAGTAAGGAACTATGAGCAAAGCGAGTACAACCCGAACGATTAAGTTTATTGCCAAGGCAGGAACTTATACGGCATTAATCATGTGCCCAGATGGTGACATCTACCAAGAATGGGAGGGCACGGAATCCGACGTTACTAAGGTGTTCCCAAACTTTGAACAGACAAAGCCGAAACTTAACTTTGTCTGTATGAGTAGCCGAGTAGCCGAGGGAGTGGCAACGCCTGATAGTATGCAGTACTTTTTCAATGGTACGAAAATCGAGTTTAACGGCGATACGTCAAGCGGCATTTTTGCAGGCTACTTTAAGAAGTTTGCGCCAAGCGGCGACAACATCTACTATGGTTTGCAGATTGTTAAGAATTTGGTAGAAATCGCAGGTTTTGCCCCGGTAACTATCAAGATGGTGGCAGCTATCAGTTATGGCACACAAAGCGATAATATCCAAGCTACCTATACAATCCCAGTGCAGAAAGCAACAGGTACAAGTTATCGTGTTACCATCGTCGCAAGAGATAACAAGGGCTTTGTTATTACCGACAAGGGCGGCAGTTGCATTTTAAAGGCGATGGCATACCAGAACTACGAGGAAATCACCAAAGATTTAACCTACGTGTGGGAGAAGATGGGAGCCAGTGGTTGGGAGGTAATCAACGGACAGACCGCCCAGACGCTTACAGTGTCAGGCAGCAGCATAGACACATACGGAGAGTACCGGGTAACAGTTAATCGTAGTGGCGTTGAAATCGGTAAGGACATACAGGGCGTTATGGACGCATCCGACCCCTACGACATCGACGCACGCCCGACACCGGAAGACGAAGCGATAAGCGAAGATGAGAGCGGCAACGGCAAAGTAACCTACACGCCGTGGATCGTCAAGCGTGGAACTAACACGCAAGCAATCAAAGACGCTAAGTTTTTCTTTGTTGTGAAAGATGCAGCAGGTGTTTACCTGAATAGTGACAGCGAGCGAAAAACGGCGGTTGCAAGCTATGCCGTAACACGTGCTATGTGTTTGCAGAGTGGTGGAGACATCAGCGTAACGATAACATCAGAAAGTTAAGCCTATGGGTGTGTCAATAACAAGAATAGTTAAGTTTATACGCAAGGGAAAGGGCGTAATTGTCGCCCAATCCCGAAACGTATATAACTATACCTACAAGGAGTGGACGCAGTTCTACGGACTTAGTGGGCGGTCAGTTAATTGGGACGGAATCATAAATGTATCTGATTTTTCCGTAGGCGACACGATGGTTATTAATGGCACGGTATCGGACAAACAACGTATTACCATCAGTCTTTACAGCAGAGTAACGGCAATCGACACAAACCGGGCTATAATAACGGCTCAATCACTATACTACATTGCAAGTGGTAAGAATGGAGAAGACGGAAACGATGGCAAGGACGCAATAACCATTGATATTTCACCAGAGAACATTTTGCACAAGAAAGCCACAACCAAATCAAACTACAAAGTCACTATCAAAGTATATAGAGGTGATACTGCCCTATCATACGGAGACGATGGCTTTAGTTGTTTGGGGTTGGCTACTATGGCATCGGGCTTTTCTTACAAGGGTAGTCAAAGCGGAAACGTCTATACATACGATATTTCGATAGAGGCTAACAAGGCCCCTGATACGAGCATCGAAGTAACAATTAAGGTTGGGGGCAAAACCTTTACCCGAAATATAAAGATAAATACCGTAGCCGATGGGCAGCCCGGAGCAAAAGGAGACAGAGGCCCGGCACTACGACCACAAGCGTGGAACGATTGCGCCGTGGGCTATGTATTCCAATCGGGGGCGAGCGGTGAGGAATACAAGGACGTAGTTTTGTACGGCAATAACTATTATTCTTGCATCAAATCGCACACCAAGACTGCAAGCAATAACCCAGAAAGTGCAACCGACACCAATAGCGGACTTTGGAAGTTAGCCGACAATTTTGAAATGGTGGCTACAAAGATACTGTTAGCGCAGTACGCTTTAGTCAAAAATTTGGGTGTGGAAGCTATCGAAATGAAAGATGCTAACGATAACACCATCTTTTGGGCAAAAGGCGGCAAAGTTATTTGCAATAGCGGAACTTTCAAAAACATTACGGTAAAAGGTAATAGCTCTTTTGAGGGGTCAGTGAAAGCCAATATGTTTTATGGCACAGTCAGAAAAGTAACGCCCGGCAGTACATACACAATAAACCCGGTAAACGAGCCGTACAACTTCTACTATGTGGAGAATCCGACTAAACGGACGTTTATAGTTTTGCCAAATGCAGCTAACTATGAGGGCTTAGAGATTAATATCTTTACCAAATCGTTGCCGTCGAGTTCTTTAAGTTATCGTACGATCGTTAAAGCACAGGCCAATGACGATCTATATGTTAAGCAAAATGCAGCCATCGTGTCAAGCGACTTAGCGGTAGAAAAAATTAATGTTGGGTACACCAATTTTAAAAATGATAGCGTTACGACGGCAACAGATAGCTATATACGCTTTAAGTGTATTGGTGGCGCATGGTATGCAATTAGCGGACAATTTACAGGAGAATAATTTAGTAATACAATTTAGATTATGGCAGTAAAGAAAACAAAAAAGTTGAGTGGTCAGGCAACAGTAACGACCATCAACACAGACCAGAAAATTCCGGTAACGGACGCAAACGGAAAGGTTACGCTTATTTCATTGGCGAACCTCAAAACCGCTTTGTTGGCAGGTATGAACCTTAACGGCTTATACGATGGTATCTTTATCATGTACCACCGTAAGAGCGATGATTATCCACTCATGGTTAAGCCTCATAAGTGGACATCGTTACAGAACAGCGGCGAAATTGCCGACGGTGTGGTGGTAGTCGAGGGCGGCAAAATCTTAGTCGTAGCCCCTACCGAATCAACTTCTAAGCTAACGTGGAGTAGCGCAGCTATCAGCGGAGGCGGTACGACAACAACCGATCGTGTTACAGCGATGAACGATTGGAACGGCAAGGCAAATACGGCGGCTACTATCAAGGCAAGCAAAGCCAATGCAATCACCAATACGGCGCAGTATGCACCGGGCTACTGCAATCTGTATAGTCGTGCCAACGCTAATGGTAAAGGCTTGACAGCAGGTAAGTGGTGGTTACCATCGTTGGGCGAAATGTTTATGATTTATGCCAACATGACAAAAATCAATTATGCTTTATCCCTAATTACCGGAGCCACCCAGTTAGTTGAAGATTGGTATTGGACTTCTACCGAGAGCAGTGCTACCAGCGCATGGTTTCTGCGCCTCACCGACGGTTATACGGGCAGTTGGTTCACTAAGGCCAGCAACACGGGCAGAGTTAGGGCAGTGTCAGCATTTATTGTTTAATTCTTAATTTCTTAGTCTTTAACCTTTAGGTACGGCGAAAGCCGTACCATTATAAGGCAATTTATAAAAAAGCAATGGCGGTAAAATTAGTTTCAAGTACAAAGATTTATTTAGATGCACGAAAGTTGTTAGACATCATTTTGGATATAGTACCCAATTTCCCACGTGCCTACAAATTCACCATCGGGGCAAAGCTGCAAGAAATTGGCGTTAATCTGATGCAGGAGATAGCGGCGGCGTACATCAATAAGGACAAAGCCGAGACAGTAAAGCACCTAACCGAGTTTCAGGCAGAGTTTGAGACAATGAAAACGCTAATGAGAATTGCCGGAGAAAGGGAGTGGATAAAAGGCAGAGGAAAATTTGCAAGTATCATCGAGTTAATGGACGAAATAGGTAAACAATCGTCAGCGTGGAAAAACAAAGTAGTTAATACACTTTGTAGCCAGAATCGGAATGTTACGACAGACCGAGAGCGCAGTTTTCCGTAATAAATGGGGTTTATGCCGTCATTTACGGCTAAGAACAAGATAATAGACCACAGATTGCGGCCACCGAGAACAGTGCTACCAACGCATGGAATCTGAACCTCAACGACGGTAATACGAACAATTGGAACACTAAGGCCAGCAACACGAACAGAGTTAGGGCAGTGTCAGCACTATTTACAGAAGACAGAAACGTGACAAATGATAATATACAATGGTAACGACAGAGTGGCTTTTAGATGCTTACTTTGATTGCCGTCATAGCAAGAGACGAACAGCAAGCGCAGTTGTTTACGAAATGGACTACGAAAGCCGTTTGATTGCTTTGCGTGATAGAATCAATAACCGGACGTACCAACCCGGTAAGTCTGTTTGCTTTGTCGTAACACGCCCAAGATACAGAGAGGTATTTGCAGCATCCTTTGAGGATAGAATCGTACACCACTACATAGCTTTGCGCCTAACGCCACTATTTGAAGAAATATTTAGCGAGCGTACATTTAATTGCAGGAAAGGCAAAGGGCAGCTTTATGGTATTAATACGCTGAAAGAAGATATAAGGCAGTGCAGCAATAATTATACGGAAGATTGCCACATTATGAAACTTGATTTAAAAGGTTTCTTTATGAGCATCGACAAAAAGTTATTGGCCGAAATGGTAGATCGCTTTATAGTCGAGTACTACAAGGGCGAAGACATAGACGATTTGCGCTACCTTTGCCGTGTCGTTATTTTACACAGCCCCGAAAAGAATTGTGAACGGCACAGCCCTTTGAGCTATTGGGAGAAGTTGGATAAGAACAAATCACTATTTACAAATGGTGAGGGTAAGGGCGTAGCCATCGGCAACCTATTTGCCCAGATATTCGCAAACTTCTTACTTAATACGCTTGATTGGTATATCGAGAATGAGGGTATAAAACATCATGGCAGGTATGTGGACGACTTCTATTGCATCCATAAGGACAAAGAAAAGCTATTGGCGTTAATGCCTAAGATACGTGAGCTATTAGCCAAGTTAGGTTTACGACTGAATGAGAAGAAGTTTTATTTGCAACATTACAGCAAAGGCGTGGAGTTTACCGGGTCAATAGTCAAACCCGGACGTGTCTATACCTGTAACAGAACAATAACAAACTTTGTCGCAGCGGTCAGACGACTAAACAAGGCAAACAACGAGCGTCAGGTATTACACGCAGTATGTAGCATCAACTCATATTTAGGTTTGCTACGACATACCAACGAGTACGCCACACGTCGCAAAGTGCTTAACATGATCGAGCCACACGTATTTAAAGAATATGTGTACATCAAAGGGCACTACGAGGTATTGGCAATTAAGAACAAACATAAATTGAGGTATCAAACAATGCAGAGAATTAGAAATGGCGACTACTGATAAAGACCCCATTACCCTATCATCCGATAGGTTAGATATGGACTTATTTAGATTGCTACTTACAAGGTATGTAGTAGTGACCGAGCAGCGAGACGGCAAAGTGATTTACGAACTTAACAGCATCGAGCATCATGCAGATAATTGAAATAGTAGTATCGGTTATTACCGCTTTGGGTGGTTGGGAAATGATTAAATATGTAATGAATCGAAAGACCAACCGCCGAAAGGAGGAAGCCGAGGCCGACAACGTGGAATTTAACGTTTTGCGTGAGGCTATGGACTTTTTGCAAACTCAACTCAAAGACAAAGAGCAAAGATTTGCAGAACAGACCGATTTAGTGAGAAAGCAGAATTTAGATATTTTGCAACTCAACAAGGAAAAGGCGCAGTTAGAATTAGACTTACAACGCTATAAGTGTGTAATTAAGGGTTGCGTTAAGCGTGACCCACAAAATGGTTATTAATATGAGAAAGATTAATGAGATCATCGTACATTGTACGGCAACCGCCGAGGGCAAGAACTTTAAGGCGGCAGACATCGACCGTTGGCATAAGGCTAAAGGTTGGAACGGAATCGGCTACCATCATGTAGTAGATTTGGACGGAACGGTAGAACCAGGCCGACCAGAAAGCGAGGTGGGGGCACATTGCCTGAAACACAACGCTAATAGTATTGGTGTGGTGTATGTGGGCGGTTTGGCATCCGATGGGAAGACACCAAAGGACACCCGAACACCGGAGCAAAAGACGGCTTTGGTAAAGTTGCTTACAGAGTTAAAGCACCGTTACCCTAACGCTACAATCCACGGACACCGAGACTTTGCGGCCAAGGCGTGCCCAAGTTTTGACGCTACTAAGGAGTACAAAGACATTAAATAATGAGCCGATGAAGAAGTTTATAACTATCTGTATGTGCCTGTTAGCCTTGTTTGGGCTGATAGGCTGCAAGACGACAAAAAAGGCGGTATCGGAATCATCCACAACTACAAGAGAGGAAACCGACACCACCAAGTTAGCAACCGATAGCATCCACGTAGGTACTATCCAAACCGACAGCCGGACAACGCTAACGTATTTTAGCGATTGGGGGTACATCGAGTTTGCCAATAACGGCGGTACGCTCACGATCGACACTTTGGGCAACCTGAAAGCCGATGGCGTTAAGTCATACCAACACGGCAAAAAAGCCACCCAGAAGAAAGCCGAGAGTATCACCCAGAGCAAGGACAGCACCGACACCCATAAGCTGCAAGCAAATGGGGTGCAGAGCCGAGACAACAAACAAGCCAACAGAGAGCCACAGAAACAAGGCGTGAAAGCCTTAAAATGGTATCAGCGTACGATTTACCATATCGGCTTTTTATGTTGCGTGGCGGCGATTATTTACGCTATATTCTTATATCTACGGAGAAAAAAATAAAATCTGTTTTCTGAATAGTGCAAGCCCGGAGCCTACCGAGAGGTTAGCCCGGGCGATTTGCTTTACCCAATACATAGTCTATAACTTTGCGGTTTGCTTCGTCTATTTTATCACGGCTAAACTTTATATAAACACCTGTAATCTTAGAGCCGTGAACGTGTCCGAGGGCTTCGCTTATAGTGTCCTTTGGTATATCTAAATCAGCGGCATACGTTGCCCAGGAATAGCGACCCCAATATGATGTAATTTCTTTTTCTATTGGTTTCATTATTGGCAAATGGTTTTTTGTGTACTTTGGTTTGCCGTTGGCATCTACCTCAATGGGGCCTATACGTCTTAAACCCTCATTTAGATGTATCAGATAATTGGTATGTGATTTGTAGCGGTCAAACGGTGAAAGAAGATGCTTTTTGCCCTTATATCGCTCAATTATTTCCGCCGCTTCTGGCTCAACCTTAATACTATAAAGTTTCCCAGTTTTTGCCCTACGGTATTCTATACGACCATCAATGTAGTTTGCAGGTGTTAAGTTAGCTAAATCTTTCATGTTAATACCCACCAAATAAATAATAAGTAAAAACATATCTCGATACTCGCTATCTGTTTTGTTAAGCTGCAAACCCATCATTAGGCGCAGTTTGTCAATTGGCACAACCCTCATTGCTGTTTCTTCTGTTGGTATGTGAAAGTTACGAAAAGCATAGTTTTGGGTAATGCCATCATCTATTGCAAAGTTTATCACATTGCGTAAGTTACGTAAGTGCATAGCACGACTATTGACGCAAAGCCGTGGCATCGAATTTTGAAAGCCGATTATCCATGTTTTGTTAATCTCGTTGAAATGGACTAAATCGGCATCCCCACAATACAAATTTACTTTTTTCAAAGTTTGTTCAAATAACATTTTTGTACCACCTGTTTTTGTGTCGATCACCTTTCTAAACATTGCGCCTAAAGTTGGAACGCCTACCGTTGGGGCATCCAAATCCATATTAGCAAGCATTTGGCGAAGTTGGGGAGGCGTAAGTTTTTGCCAAAGCCCTTTTTCTCGTAACTCCAATATACGGTTACTTACTTGCGTCAATAGCATTTGCAGCACGCTATTAATTTTACGTGCGCCTTTGCCTATACATTGTTTTGTAGTGGCATCCCATTCGTCGGACTTCAAAAATATGCCTGTTGCTATATAGATGTTTGTACCATAGCCGACACAGATTTGCACCGGGTACGTACCATCTTTTAATGCCCTACGTGTGTCAAGTCTAATATTTGATTTTGCCATATTGTTTTGCTTTGTCTTTGCTTATTATTTGCTGAAAAATGCGCCCAAATATACCAAAATATACCATAAAAACAGCCACCAACGGCATATTTTTACGATTATTTAGGAAATTGGCGATACTACAAATTTGCTGAAATCTTCTTTTTAATCATTGATTATCAGTTGTTTATAAGCAAAGAAACAGCTTTCTAAAGCCACAAGCGGCAGTGTTTCTTAAGGGAAAATATATTTTTCCTTAAGGAAAACGACAGCTTCCCTTAAGAGATTTTTTCGTTATGCTCAATCTGTAAAGTTATTTATTATACCAGCACTATATTTTTTCTAGTTTTAGTTACCTTAAGACGGTAACTACTCAATCATTGAAAAACTAAAAAAAGAGGGTGCGCCATAGACTTTTGACACACCCTCTTTTTGTTTTTATTCTTTTTAATCAGATTATTTTTTTTAGAATCAGATTATTTCTTGGTGGCTCTGATAAAGAAACCTATCAGGCAGATGTAGGCGACGAGTGAGCAAACCTCAGACATTGGGTTCGCCCACCAGCTGTCTGCGATGCTGGCCTCAATGCCGCCAAACTTCAGCAGGGCGCTGACCACACCCATTAAGGCTCCACCGGCAATGAAACCGCTGGCGATGAGCGTACCCTTCTCGCCACGCTCCGCATTCACCTTGGCATCCTTGCTGCGTGAAGTAACGTACCAGTTAATGGCACCACCTACCAGCAGCGGAACGTTCAGCTCCAATGGAATAAACATACCCAGGGCAAAAGCCAGGGCTGGAATCTTGAAGTAAGTGAGCACGATGGCAATCACGGCTCCGATGCCGTAGAGAATCCAAGGTGCCCCCACACCATTCATCAGCGGGTCGATGACCGCAGCCATCGCATTCGCCTGAGGAGCAGCCAGAGAGCCGGAAGCGAATCCGTAGGTCTCGTTGAGCAGCATCATTACGCCGCCCACGGTAGCCGCACTCACCAGGGTGCCGAGGAATTTCCATCCCTCCTGCTTCTTAGGCGTAGTGCCCAGCCAGTAACCAATCTTCAAATCGGTGATGAACGAACCTGCCACAGAGAGAGCGGTACAAACCACACCGCCCATAATCAGGGCGGCAAGCATTCCGCCTGGGCCTCTCAAACCTACTGCCACCATCACCACAGAGGCGAAGATGAGCGTCATCAGGGTCATTCCAGATACAGGGTTGGAACCCACGATGGCGATGGCATTGGCTGCCACGGTGGTGAAGAGGAAGGCGATGGCTGCCACCAGCAGGATGGCGATAATGGCGAAGAGCAGATTGCCATCCATCACACCAAACCAGAAGAAGAGGAAGGTGATGAGGATGGTGACGAGCGATCCGATGGCGATAATCTTGAAAGAGATGTCGCGCTGGGTACGCTTCACGTTCTCATCCACATCGCTCTTGCCCTTCAGCTCCTTGGCGGCAAGTCCTACGGCGCTCTTGATGATGCCCCAGCTCTTGATGATGCCGATGATACCTGCCATGGCGATACCGCCGATACCGATACTGCGCGCGTAGGCACGGAAGATTTCCTCCGGACTCATCGCACCCACGGTCTTCACGATGCTAGGATCCCAGGCGCTGAGCACGCTGTCGTGGAAGATGACACTCATGCCTGGCACAATCAGCCACCATACCACGAGCGAACCCAGACAGGTGAAGAAGGCGTATTTCAATCCGATGATGTAACCCAATCCCAATACGGCTGCACCTGTGTTCACCTTGAACACGAGCTTCGCCTTGTCGGCAAGGTCGCATCCCAGACTTACCACACGAGAGGTGAAATTCTCGTTCCACCATCCCAGACTGGCTACGATGAAATCGTAAAGACCACCCACCAGTCCGGCGATGAGCAGGGGTTTAGCCTGGTCGCCGCCCTTGGCTCCGCTCACCAGCACCTGCGTGGTGGCTGTAGCTTCAGGGAACGGATATTTTCCGTGCATGTCGCTTACGAAGTACTTGCGGAAAGGAATGAGGAACAGGATTCCCAACACGCCTCCCAGGGCAGAAGCCATGAAAATCTTCATAAACGAAGTAGTCATTTCCGGATATTTAGCCTGCAGGATGTAGATGGCTGGCAGGGTGAAGATGGCTCCTGCCACTACGGCACCCGAGCAGGCTCCGATGCTCTGGATGATGACATTCTCGCCGAGCGCCTTGCTTCGCTTGGTGGCGGTACTTACGCCTACGGCGATGATGGCGATAGGGATGGCTGCCTCGAACACCTGACCTACCTTCAAGCCCAGATAGGCTGCGGCGGCAGAGAAAATGACCGCCATCACGATACCCCATGTTACCGACCAGCCGTTCACCTCGGGATAAACCTTGTCTGGCGACATCAGCGGCTTGTATTCCTCCCCGTCCTTGAGTTCGCGGAATGCGTTCTCGGGGAGCTGCAAATTTTCTTTTTCTTCCATTATTTATTGCTATGAACGATGGATTATTTTTCTATTCTGATGATGTATTCACTCATGAAACTGGCACCTGGCTGCAGGCTGTTCATCATGTATTTATCCTTGAACTCGCCGGTGTATTCAGCCCAATCGCAGGTACCGAACCAAGGTTCGATGCAGACGAATGGAGCGTGGTTGCCCGGATTCCAGACACCTACGGCTGGAGTCTTGAACTCTACGGTTACGTGTGGCTCGCCCTTCTCGTTGAGCAGGGAAATCTGCTTTACCTGACTCTTGTCGAAGATGTAGGCATCGTCTGCGAATGATTCGTCTGTTACCTCCAGGATACCGTTGTCGGTCTGAACAGTCTCGCGAGCGTTAGGGTCGATGCAGCCTCCGATGGTAGCGAAGAGACGGGTAGGAGCCTCGTTGTCGAGCTTGAGGAATGCCTTCAGCTTCTCTCCCTTCTTGCAGCCTGGTACCTTGAATGCAGGGTGACCGCCAATCTGGAAGTAGATTACCTTGTCGTCGGTATTCTCAACGTGC